CTTCATTCCACTTGTAATCTTTTTTAATCTGTTCTGTGCCTAATCCGCCACGTTCCTTTATTGCTGATATAAGTGTTTGTTTCTTTTTAGGCACCGTAGGCTTTGCTACAGGTTTCTCTACAGGTGTATCAAATAATCTCTGCTCTACTCCTTTATCTACCGATGTCTTAGGAGCCGGGTGTAAAGGAACATCCAGTTCAGGCCGATGAGCAACTTGAGACTTGAGCCATTCTTCATACTTTCCTGACTCATCTATAGCGGATTTTTCCAGTTTGCTCTCTATCTCGTCAGCATTATTTACTATCTGATTTTTTACAGCTTCCTGCATAGCATTTATATCTTGTGGAGAAACACCTTTATCGAGAGCATCTCTTATTAATCCATCTGTCTTTATACCTCTACCTGAAGTGAGTCCACCTAAAACACCACCAGAACCTGCCCCACCGATAAAGCCTTCTATCATACCTTCCGTTAAATTTCTTGTTTTATCATATCCTATTCTTGCTATAAGGTTCTGCCATAATGCCTGTAAAACTTCTTCTCCGCCCTCCTGGATAGCCCCTAAGAACATATCTTTGCCTAATTTACCACCGCCACCTTTAACGAAACGAGTTAAAGGCAGAACCTCTAATATGGTTGTTCCTACAACAGATAAACCACCCATTACATTAGCAGGAACAACGTCTTTACCTGCTTGTCTTGCTTCCACATACTGCCCAGAACCTTCTATCAAGCCTAATGTGGCTGCACCAGCTAAAGGATTTCCAGTAGCAATACCTATTACTGTAGCACCTGCAAGTGATGGAATTGCCTCTGCAACAACAGCAACCGCCCTTGTCCATGAAGGATTTTGTATAAAACTACCTTTAAATGTTTCTATATCTGGAGCCTCAATGCCTCTTTGAGATTCTTCGCGCCAAAATGAATAAGCATTTTTCCCCCATTTGGCTATCTTATTACCTACTTTTTCTTGGATATTTTTCTGCCATTCAGGACTACCTTTAGGAAGCAACTGCACCCCCGGAGTAAGGGCTTTTGCCACGTCTGATGGTATGCCTTCTGCTATATTCTCACCCATCCAGTATGTAGCGGCCCCCAAACCTGCAAACAACCCCTCAAAGCCTCTAAGAGAAGCCTTACCTGCTTCGGTGGCCATTTCTCTGCCCTCTTGTGCAACAGATTTTCCAGGCTCATCTAATACTAATCTTGGGCCAGTAGGTTCATCTAAAACCAATCTTGGGCCTTGTCCTGCGTATGCTTCACTTACTTTAAATGGATTAAGAGAACTTATATCAAAACTTTCTCTTAAATCATCAATCCTGTTCTGCCACCCTCGCTCAAATTCTTTATACTTATCAGGATTATCTTTAATCAACTTTGCGTGATGTGCTTCACGATTTTTTAAAATATTATCTAATAACTTATTTTCTCCATGCTGGTTAATATATTCACCTGTTTTTCTACGCGTTTTGTTTCCTATCATGCCATCTGACTTTGTTCCAACTACTTCTTGAAGCGTTTTAATGGCTCTCTTCGGATTTGACATTACACCGTAATCAAATAAAAGTTCTCCTGTTTTCTTAGGCAAAGTATGTATTTTAGGAATTTGAAAAAATTCGTTTTTATATATATCTTTTGCTTCATCAACAGTTATTTGTTCTACGCTTTGGTTAGGAAGATTTTTTCTTCTAAGATAGGAGTCATAAATATCTTTAGTAATACCTTTATTGGAAATACCACCACCGCCTACTTCTCTTCTATTTATACCACCTTCATACCTTAAAACACGGTCATAAGGAGGATCTTCTTGATAGAACTCCTCTTCTATCAGGTTTAGTTTCCTGGGAGCTATTGGCTGGTTATCCAGAACTAATCTTGTCATTCTTCAATCCGATACTTTTTACCGTTTTGCATAACCTTCCATACACCATCCTCTAAAAACGCGTTGGGGTATTCTTCATAAGGAGATGGCTCTGATGATATTTCTTCCGAATCCCCATCAGATAAACTTGCTAAAAATTCTTCATCAGATAATTTTGTAGTCGAAGTTTTTTCCTTATAATGCAGTTTTTTTGCCTCTGTTGCTGTTTTTCCTGTTTTATCTTGAGCTTGCCTACTCAACTGTGCAAGGAATGGGTCTCTTGCATCACCTCTATCATATTCAGAATATTGCTCTACAAATTCAGGAGAAGCTACTCCTACTCTTTGGCCACCTACACTGGCTGTAGTGCCTGCTCCTGCCATTATGTTTCTTGCCTCTGGTTCTGTGTACCCTTCGCTTTGCAGTGTATTAAGTTCGCCTGCTCGATAGATGTCTATGCTTTTCTCTAACTCCATTTTCTTTTTCTGCTCGTTTAATTCCGCATTACCTACCTGGCTTTTTTTGACTTTCATATTCATATCGTGTAACTGTGTGGCTTGTTTAAATTCTTCCCTTTCGCGTTGCATCGCCTCCGGGCTTGTTTCAAACTCTAACTTCTTGAGCTGTGCGTCCTTGACCTTTTTGTTGAGCTGAAACTCCTCATCTTCTCTACGGAGTTTTTCTTTAGCCTGAGAGATATTCACGAGGTTTGTTACTGCCTTGTCAATTCCTCCTGCGATACCTGCCAGTATACTGAGTGTTCTTTCGCTCATAGTTTTCTCCTTTAGCGAGGAAATCCTCCACCCCACGCATATTGTTTAGGCGTTGACCTGGTTGTTGCGCCACTCGCTGCTTTACCTGCGGCAGAACCTAATGTTCCACCTACCATAGCGCCTGCAGGCCCACCTATCATAGCTCCACCGATCGTGCCAAGAGCCCCGATTCCAGACTCTAATATTTTTCCCCACATAGCATTCTTACTGGCTTTCTTAGCATCTTCTCTTTCCTGTTCTTTTAATCTTAAATTCTCATTAAATTGGTCAGCTTGTAATTGAAGTCCTGCACCCTGCATACCATACTGATTCTCTTGTCCTGCATATTGTAACCCTGCGCCTCTAACACCAGAGATAGTGTCTAACCCTGTGCCGAGTAAGGACTGTTTTTCTCCTGCGGCTTTTTGGTAGTCTGTCCAGGATAGATTGGTAGTAGCGTCTGCGGTTGCTTTAGCGATAGCCGATAGACCTACTCCACCCTTGATATTCCTACGGACTAAGTTCTCGTTTACCGCAGTGGCAGTATCTCTGTTTACTAAGGCAAGCATATCCTGGAATTGTTTAGAATTTGTCTGCCCCATGCCTTGATAAAACTCAGGCAATTCACCTCCCAATATTCCCTTGCCTGTAGTATATGACAGGTCTTGCGATTTCTTAAAATAAGGGTCTGTTTTAAAATCTGGTAAATTTACACTTATAGCCATATTATTCTCCTTTTTTTATAGCTTTTGTATATACGCTAATGCATAGTAAGGGTTAATTACATTGCTTACTGTAAATATTGGATGATAGCCTGGATCGCCCCTAAGTTCTGCTCCTGTAGCAGCAGTAGCAGTACAGGTTAAAGAACTCTCCGTTCCTCCGATAGTACCACCGCCTGACGCCCCTGGAGTAGCTAAGTTACCCGCGCCGATGACAAATCTATCGGTTAAATCAGGCGTTCCGTTATCTCCATCACACAGCACCCACCCTGTAGGAATATCGCTAGTCGTGCCTGACCACATTACTATTACACCTGAAGGTATAACGGAATCCCTATCATCTACTATGCTTGTTATATTGCTATCTGAATCATTAGTAAAATACCCTAATCTTAAATAATAAGTAACTCCCGACGGAAGTGACGAGCTTTCTGATACCTTAATAGTAAAGGTAGTATCTGATACCGCACTCATAACTGCGTACACATAATATGTAGTGCTTGCCGCCTCAGAACCTGTATCAATATCATCCCAATCTACCGTAGTGGCGGATGAGTTTCTTGCCATTAACCTTATCGAGCCAGAGGTATTAGAGCATACTACTGAGCCTATACCTACGGTTAATTCAGAGGCTGAACTGTAAGCAAGTTTACATCCAAACCTGCCATCTGCTAAAAAGTTATCTAATGGGGCTACGATATTATCGTATATAGCACTATCTATTGTACCCGGATTTATTGAGCCTAAAACAGTTTCAGCACCGTCACCATTTCGCCAGTTTTCGACACAGTATCCATTATTTACTTGACACAACGATATAGATAATGCTATAATTATAGTAGCTAAAGAAATTACGGATTTTTTATGTTTAAAATGGGCGATGAGTAGGTCTTGAAAAAACAACCGTTTTTTCTTTAGCTGACTGAAAGTCGCCTTTTTAATTTGGAGGATGTTATGCCTTTTAAAAAAGGACAAATTGCTTGGAACAAAGGTAAAAAATGGTCTAAAAAAATACGCACAAAATTTGGTATTGCTCATATTGGCAAAAAACATTCTCAAGCAACTAAATTGAAAATGAGTCTTTCTCGTAAAGGCAAGAAAATTCGGAGTCGGAAAGGTGGACACATTATCCAAAATGGATATGTATTTATTAAAATGTCTGAGCATCCTTTCTGTAATGGAAGCGGTTATGTTGCTGAACATCGTCTTGTAATGGAGAAACATCTTGATAGATACCTTACAAAAAAAGAGAGAGTTCACCATAAAGGTATTAAATATCCTATTGGCTCTATTAAGAATAAGCAGGACAACAGAATTGAAAATCTTCAGTTGTTTGATAGCTGTGGTTATCATCTTAGTTTTCACCTTACTCTTAATCGCCTTAAAACAAAACTTTAAAATCATTAACACTATCCATAATCTTTTCATTATAGCTCCTTTTTTTTGTTTAATTATATTACTATCAAGAATAAGTTACAACTACGCCCGCTTGCTTTTGTGTTGTGGTTGTATTCTGACCAGCAGATGGTGTATTCCAACCATAATAATACCAAGTATCTACCGCCAATCCAGAAATATCTACCGATTTTGAAAAAGTAGCATATGTTTGATTTAATGTTTGGCTACTTGAATTTGCACTACCACAATACCACCTCATACTGATACCACCAGGGGCACTATTTTTAGCCTGACAGTCTACTTTCATATAATTTTGATAAGCATTTGACTTATAAAAACGATTAAAAGAAATATCGCTATCAGCAGTATTCCCAGTATCAAATGCAACTTCTGCATCGTCTGAAAATACTATTTGGTCAAGTGTACCTGCTGCCATTTTAACAGCAGTAATACTTGCGTCGGTAAATCTAGATACTGATATAGTACCGGCTGTCAAATCATCTGCATTTAATGTTCCTCTAACTGTAAGTGCTGTGCCATTCCAAGTAAGTGAATTTGTACTACCATTGCCAATAGAAAATCTAGGTGTTCCAGAGTTATATTCCAACCAATAACCACTACCCGTATTATAGGCAGTCTGACCACTTTTTATATATTCATCAACATTAAGTGAACCCGTATTAACTGTAAGAGCATCTAGTTGAGACACATTTATTTGAGTAGCCGTGACTGTATTGGTATAGATATCTCCACCGTCTATAAGAGTAACGTCAGAAGCATGAGCCCAAGCTTGTATATTATTTGAATATGCGCTCGTATCAAACATTCTATCTGTTACAGCAGAGGCCAACCCCGCCACCACAACTGAATTAGTGTATATATCTCCACCGTCTATTTTAGTCGAATCAGAGCTAGAAGACCAACCTGTTGCTTGTGCAGCGTCATAGAGTTCCCATTCACCTGCGGTAATTGCGTCGTCACCTATATTGGTTGCCCTATATAATTTATAGTCATCTGTGTCTATAAACAAATCACCTACTGAAACAGCCGTAGGCACAGCACTCTGCCTGAATACTTTTGATTTAACATCTGCTGTGGTTTGCGCCGTTGCTATCGCATCGTCCTGAACCTCTATCCATTCACCACCGCCTATTTGGTCATCACCTGCGGATGTAGCTCTATAAAGTTTGTTCCCATCATTTGTGTCTATCCACATATCGCCTATATGCAATGATGTAGGAACTGCATCTTGTGCGAATGTTGTTACCATACCTGTTGAGCCACTCTCTACTATTATAGTACCTTTAATCCGTAATCCATTTGTGGGGTCATATTTTAAGTATGCGTCAGATTCGCCTATCGCTATCCCGTATAAATCTGTTGAATACCCTAAGAAACCATTAAGATTACCCATCCTCATACGAGTTGTTATTCCACTATCCCAAGGGGTAGCATCTATTGTATATACATCTATAAACGGAGAGTTAGTTTCAGAGGCCGTCATTAAAATACCACCGTCTAGGTTCTGTCCAAAGTTTACTATAGCTGCTCCTGTAGTCCATTCTGGATTTGAGCCATCTGCATAACTTCCTGCCTTATCTCTTATAACAACATAATTCTCTGCATCAGTGGCAGTTGCAACCTCCATCCATTCGTCGTCCACTCCAGTGGATGTGAGAGCTTTCATTCTTAAAAAATCCCCTACTGCGAATGTAACATTTCCCTCTGTTACCATTGCCGTATCTGTATCATTAGCGCCCATGTCTGCATTGAGCTTATCTGCATCATGCGATACCAGTACGGTACCACCAACTGCTGATATAGTTTCATATTCAAACACGGTAGATCTCAATATTCCTCTAGCATATACATTCTGGAATTCAGCCCAATTGTTATCTATCTGCCAACCTTTTCCTAATGCTCCTGTCACAAAATTATTACTCTTGATCAACTCATTACCACTATCTATAGTAAGGTTTGTAGACGATAATGTTGATGATCCTAAAGTCCATCCGCCTATTGTTCCTGATACTGCTTTAAGAACCCCGGCATTAGTCACGCTAAATTCTGCATCAGCAAAGGTAGAATCACCCATTTGTATGCCTACACCAGGAATCAATCCTATATAGTCGTCGTCTGTGCCTGCGCTTAGACTCGTATCGGAAAAAGTCCATCCGCCTATTACTTGTTGCGTGTCTGACACCTCATAAACAACATTGCTTCCACCTGTATCGTATATTCTTAGACCATACACCCCGGCAGAGAGGTAGCCTAACTCTAACCTTTTAGCAGAGTCCTCATAGCAAGTAACGGACGCATCACCTGAAGTTAGTACCAGTCCATCATTAGGTACAGAAGTAGGCGTTCCGCTTTGAAGGCTGTATAGATATCCTGACACCATATTCCAACCACCCAAATCGCCCGTAATGCCTGTTACAGAACCTGCAGTTATAATTCCTAGATCAGCATATATAGCGGACAATGTAGTACCTGTGATTTCCGTACCAGTAATAGTTCCGGCAGATATATCGCCCGCTACTATTGTATTAGCTGCGATCAAGTCAGTCGTAATCGTACTGGCTGCTATTTCAGCAGCGGTTATAGTATTTGCTGCAATTTCGTTAGCCGTGAGCGTATTAGTTGCTATGTTATCAGCCCCTATAAGCGTTCCACCTACTCCACCCGCTCCACCAAAAACTTGATATGTAGCGTACTTCGTGACATCTGATACATCTTCTGCTACTCCTATTAGAATCTTATCACCGCCTACGCTTGTTGACGCAGTTGTAGTCGTTTGCAATATGGTTGAAGAAGTGCCCGTGTCTAAATAAATATATGTTAGTGCCGTCATATCCCCGGTGTTACCTGCGCTGATGCTGTAAGTATTTGTACCGTCGGACATAGTAATCGTCCCAGACGTCCAAGCTGCCGTGTCATTATCAGTAGCACTAAACGTCATATCTTGCCCCCACCCTCGAATGGAAGTCAGTGCTAAATCTTCTAGGGTTTCGTCCAAATACCCTAAAGTATCATCAGTGGATGATGATCTACCTCTACCATATAATAGGGCCTGGTCTATCTTCCTAAGATGTTCGTTAAGAATGGGCAGGTCTTTATCGGTGTCAAAGCCGGTAAGGTAGTCCCCTGCATAGGCTGATGTGCATAAAATAATAGATAATAATATTGCTATTGATTTCATCATCTTAATATAACTCCTGTACTTCGTATAGTATTTCTATTTTCTGAATTTCCCATCCAACAATCCCAGTTTCAGTAAGTTCAAAACGGAATAGTTGGCTTACCAAGGATGGGGCCTCCTCCTCGTTTATCGGGGGCAGGTATGTATATATCTTTAGATTCTCGTCGCCTGTATAGTCGTCCTCGGTGTCAGAATCAGCATCAACAGATAAATCTATTTCTATATCTCTATCTATGTCTCCGTCGTCTGCTTTTATATTGAATGTTAAGGTTCCGGATGTGCCGGTATAGAATACCTTGATTCTCTTAATTAATTTCTTGTATCCTTCCACATCAAAATCTACCCATCCGGTTTTCCATTTGCTTACTACGGATGTCTCTTTGGTGGAACCTACTTTATCGTATATCATCCTAAAAACATATCCGTCTGCTGAGTATAGTGTAGGCGAATATTCCTCGTCGGTAGTAGTGAAATTTGCCCTAAATTGGATATAGTCATTTGCTGTGATACTAGATAAATCTGCGCCGTTCTGGTTTGTAACCGCTGTGTTCCATGTTATGCCTGTCATATCAGAGTCGGAATCTAATCTTACCTGGAAGGTTATGTCGCCGTACGCTCCAAGAGATTCATTCCAGTATAATTTGTCTAGTGCTGCTGCATCAATATTATAAACTTCGCTTGTCCACGTTCCATCCTTGTCCGGCCTGTCTATTTTTGCATCAGGCAGATAAGTCAATATCTCGTCTAGCGTGTCTATATTGGCATCTTTAGTCTGTAATTCTGTCAGCCAGGTGTCTATCGTGCAATCCCACCCTATCTCTATTATAGGATAACTATCAGTTCCATATACCCTGGTGTCGTCATACGTTCCCGAATCAAACTCGCTTTCATACCGAATATTTAACAACGGTTCTAGGTATGATGCGCCCTGTACCAAACCGTTTGCGAGAGACGATCCTAAATATATAACTCCCGTGTCCGTGCTAGCGTTGAAAGCCGTCCAACAGTTTACGTTTATTGTGTCTAGCACATATGAATCTCTGATCAGGTTGTACAATAGCACTCTGTTGTTGTTGGTCACCCCTGACTCATAAGAATTATATGCTAGTCTATATTCGTTATTAAAATATATACCTGCGCATTTGGCTATATTTGTTTTGGATATGTCTCTTATCTCTGGGGTTACTGCGTCTGATATGAGCTTAGATCGTACCCCGTCAAAGGTATACAGGCCGTCTCTGGATAGATAAATTATCCCTATCGGTGATGTGTCTGCTGAATAAGGTGCCGGACAGCCTACAAACGAGAACGGATCACTTACATACCAGTCTGTCGTGAATGAACCGTCTGTGTAATATTTTTGGATGCTATTATTTTTTCCTATGGTAAGCGTCCCCATAAATGTCTCTAGGAATGTTATCTCATCTCCGTCATTCGGCCTTATTCTCTCAAACGAGTCAGGATCGAAATATTCCGGGTTACTGTCATCAGAAAAATAAAGCCTTGAGTTATATGTAGTATTCCCGCCAATCCATAGCCGATCCTTATTTATGTTACAATATTTACCTTTGGGCGGGGAGGCATTGAATTTAGCCGCAGTTGACCACGCTGTATTCCCTGCCAGAGTAGAATCTGATACTGTGTCGTTTAAAGTCGTTGTGGTGTTGTCTGCAAGCGTACTCGCAAGGTAATAGGTTGTATTAGACTTGCATGCGGCCTTAGATGCACTTCCTACGTTTCTGTATACATACCTTGCCGTAGTCCCTAAAGGGCCTATAGGGATGTCTGTGAGGCTTATATTGTATACCTCAGCACCCGTTAGGATAGGGTTACTGCGAGCGTTGGAATAGTACCCTACAGCGCTTACTAAATACATCATTTTATACTGATACCACTTTGCCGCGGTTAGGTCAGTGCCGGTGTTGAGTTCCGCGAAAGGCGCGCCTAAATCAGCACAAAGCTCTCCTACCGTTCTCGCGCCGTCTGTGTTGGCCGTGGTAACGGTTTCGCCATCATATTTTACAGGATTGTCAAATCCATTCATTCCTATAGCGTTGTCTTTAAAGGTAACAAATGTCCACCTCTTGCCATCTGTCAGGGCTGTATCTATGTTCGTTGTGCCGGTATCTGTGGAGTTTCCTATATCTAAGGTCGTACCGGTGGCTATGATCGTTTTAAAGGTGCCGTCGCTCTTGTAATAACGGTGTAGAGAGTTGTTTGTGGCTGAACCCGTGTCCCAGGCCGTAATCAGTGGTTCGCGCTTGCCTATGGCCCCATAACGCTTGTTTACGCGTACATTCTGGGCCTCTACTGCTTGGTTGTCAGGAGTGTTTAGCGGGCTTATATGACTATTCTGGCCTTTACTGAAGTCCTGTAAGACAAAGAACTTATCCTGTGCATAAACAGGCAATGCAACCGCCATCAATAATAGTCCTATAAATATACGCTTCCTCATATGCGAGGCCCCCTTAGACGCATCTCCGCTGAATTGGCTATATCTTTCCTGCGTTTTAACATATTCAGTTTCTCCTCACGCTCTAATTTATACTCCTGGTACAGTTTATCCGCATTAGCATCATTAGACAGCATAGGTAGTATTCTCCATCTGGCAAAGGCTATTATCGAATAATCAAATATCGACAAATGCGTCAGTTCAGTTTTACTTCCCGAAAAAGGATAGTCCGAGTCCTTTGACATCGAAACAGGAGCAGACCCGTAATAAAGCCACAAACCACTGGCAAGTGTCGTGTCTGGTGTAGGCGATAGGGTTACAATATCCGAGTCTATTGAATAGTAGAGCGGATCGCCAGAGCCTAAATCTCTCCAGTTAGGACGGTTTATATCAAACCATTTAAGAGTACGTGGATAGAGTTGTTTCCACTTTGAGCCATTATACCACCACAAACCCGGAGAATCGACTGCAACATAATCCCCTATAAAAGAAGATAAGCTGTATTCGTACTTATCAGCCGTTATCTTGAATTTCTTATTAGCCTTTAAACATACTGTATAAGCAGCTATATCCTTTACACCTTCATTGAGTATCAGGTTAAAAGATGCGTTTTTGACCACAGATACTTTTGCTCCTGGTATCAGAGCGCGACCCGTTTGTCGAAGTTGAGATAATGTCATGTCAAGATTCTCCTTAAAGGTTATTCTTTATATAGTTCAGCGCAAGATTGATTAATATATCAATTATGCTGTCTGGAATGTACTTGCCCCTTCTGATCGCCTCTGCTTTTATATCCACAAATGCTTGGCTACGCTTTTCCTCATTACTCAGGTCTGTTTTCTGGAGAGTGCCTACTACGTTAAGCACAAAGTCCTTAAACTCCGCTATCAAAATCTGTATCAGAATAGGCAATGCCGCATCTATGAAGCTCTTGAATATCCTCAGAAACTTATTCCATAATCTTTTAAACCAGTTCATATTATTTTCCTTTCTTTTTTTTACTTTTCTTAATATTGTCTGCTTCTATCCTCAATACAGCAGCGAACGCATCCGGGTTTTCTGCATATAAGCCTCGGATAAATTGCAGCAAAAGACTTACGATCGTACCCCTTTGTATCTTTTCGCTTGCTTTTTTGCCTAATTGCTTATCCATTAAGGCGTCTGCTTTCTTACCTTCTTCAAACATATTTACCTTGCTTGCAGCTATTCTTATTACAGTCGAAGCAATGTTACCCTTTAGCCACTGTTTCATCTCCATTATTAGCCTCCTTTTTTGGAGCCCGTCTAAAGAAATACTGGAACACAATCATATATATCGCTATCAATACATCAGGTAAGTTTAATATTTTACCCTTAGTTACGCTATATACGAAATAGAACAATAGCCCCAATGTCATTAGTATCAAAACAATATACTTAAATACAGAGTCAGCGTTTTTCATTCCTGCATCACTCCATTCCGAAAGGTTCTCCATCCACTACGCTTAAAGTCAGGGCAACCAACATCTTCGTCCCATTTCCAATTCTTATGTTTCTTTTTACATTCTCCCCAAAAATAACCCAACCCAAGAAACATTGATTTCGGAGGGTTTAAATGCTTACAATTTTTACAATAATTTTCCATATCACCACCTTATAGTCTTTTTAATCATTATCCGGCGGTCTTTCTTCTTGCCGTCCTTATCCTTACCATTCAGCAATTCAAACAATGATTTCAATAGATTTTTAGCTTTATCTGCCATTAGAATTTCTTTTCTATCATGAGCGACCAGTAGTGCTGATTGCTCTGGGCTTCTAATATCCCATTGGTGAATTTATACCCATAGGCCCACTCTGGGTCTTTACCGCTTTCTACGTCAAGATCGCCCCATCCCCATTTATTTATGAGTGTCCAGTCCTTCATAAACTCCCAGCCAAATTGAATATGTGTTCCTATCTCATCATCCCAATCTGCCTCGGCTGAATAGTTAGGCTTAAAATAGGGGTCTAAATAATCTATTCCAAATCCAGCGTGTACGGTTTCGGTGAAGTACCATTTAAGCGTTACGAAATAATCAAGCAGATTAAGCCTTCCCATTGACTTTCCCTGATAGGGGGTTTCTACCTGAGTATCGTGCGCGTTAGAAGATGTTGCGCCTACACCTAACTCTATACCGATTTTAGGTCTTAGATAGTTATCTTCTGGATTTGGCGAGAACGGAAGAAAAGGTATTTTAATTATTGGATTAAATTCATATCCCAACTCTACCCTGGGAGAACTATCAAGCCCTTCTACCAGATAGTCAGCATACCCTACCTTAGCGTTTATGCTGTCAGCATGCGCTATGCCTACAAAAGCTAAAATCAAAATACTACTTATTATTATTCTCATCATTTTTCCTCTTGGTTTTTTTGCTATCTTCTTGTGCTTTGCGGATAATGTTCTCTGCAAGGCTAATGTTCTGTTTAGCGTTCTCAAGATGTTCCATTGCGTGAGCAAGTGCCCTGTCAGAGTTTCTTCTGTATTTACGATTAGTCATTATGTACCTTTAGTTTAAACTTGTTATAAAAATTGCATCTTTTGCATTTCTTATTTCTATTAGCACACATAGTTAAAACGCAATCTTCTGCTTTCATTTAGTTGCTATTATCCAAATTGCCCTGCTTATTATTGCAATCACCATCGCTGACCCAAGTCGCCATAGCCAAGTAATCTGTTTATTATGCCCCCTATGTTTCTCTGCGTGAGTTTGGCATTGTAGATTATCAAGTTTAATGAAGATAGCCTTAATGCTACCTTTTACTTCTTTCCATATTTCCTCTGAACGCTTGTCATGATTATCCCATCGTATTTTTGTTTCAGTTTCGATTACTGTCAATCTGTCTCTTTCTTCCTGTTCCATAATAACCTCTATATTCTTCCTATTATAAATACCGCCATCAACCCTGCCATTATTGTGAATAAAAAGTATGCTCTCACTCCAACTGCCCTACAAGTTTAATTATCTTCTTTAGCAAATCATATATCTTCTGCTTGATTGCTCGGTTATGCATGCTCTTTGTATTGGCGTCCATATTTTACTCTATTTTAGCTATTGCTGTTATATCGGCTATCATCTCATTTCTCTCTGCAATCCTATCCTGAAGTTCAGGTATTTTCAAGGTCATTCTGTCTATCTCGTTTTGGTCTTGTGTGTTATCGTAGTCTAACTGGTGTATATCTATTCGTTCTGTTTTGTTTATTACAGTAAATTCCACGTCTTTTACATCTTTGACTTTCTTGTAAGTAGTGATGTCATACTTCTTGACGTTATCTTCTAACTCTATGTCTTGGTCTGGTACTGTGGTTATTGTGTAATCTTTCCCCCCTGAATTAACCTGCAAGGCTTCTTTTGCATACCCATTAACTGCTATTGCCATAACAATCAAAATTAAAGCTATTGTTTTCATTGTTTCCTCCTTATGTTAGCGTTCATTGGACCAACTCCTGTATATGTCTATTGTTTCCTTATCACATTGCATAATCCAGTATTCTACTCCTACTCCATTTGTTGATGGAGCATCCCAAACTTCTTCTTTAGTATGATTAACAAGTTTCATTATACCAAACCCTGTTAATACGGCTAATAGTATTATTATAGGAAATCTCATCTGGTATAGCATCTCTTTGATATTCATTAACCTTACCAAGTCGCCAATGTTCGCCACGCACCATCGGCATACATTCTGATTACATTGTCTGTGTTGTTATAGTAAATTATCCCCTCTACACCTGCTGGGTCACCTGTATCTGCTTTACTTATGCCACCTAAAACTAAATATCCACTACTAACCGTTATTGTTCCATTTGTATCGTTATGTGCTACCTGCACATTCTTATCATCACCTGCGGAGTTTACTTGGAGTTTACCACCATTGC